GCCGTCCGGCGCCAGCATGATGTTTAATCCCTTTAAAAGGTTTCTCATCATTTTATTAACCTCCTGCGGAAACGGCGGTCTCTGCGATAAAGTCCGTTAAGTCCTTTGTATCGCGTACCCCCAGCCGTTCCCGAATAAAAAATTTGGCATAGTTATTAAGCGCCATATCCTGTTCTGTACGAATTTCTGCAAACATTTTCAGATCCGTAAGCAGCATACCAAGCGCTATTTTGCCGTCATCGGTAATGAATAACCTGCGGCAAGTTTCTTTCATGATTTCGTTTTTCTCTTCAGGCGAGAGCTGTTTATTTTTCCAGAACGGAAAATTACTTTTCATTGGTAAAACCCTCCGCCGCCTGCCGCGGCTGCTTCCTTATTTATCTCATCGATGGCGCTTCCAGGCTTTACAGGCTCGTTCAGTTTCCCGTAATTGTTCATAAGGTTTTTCTGCTGTTCCATCGCCTGCTGCTGCTGCATCATCTGCGCCTGCTGTTGCGCTCGCTGGTTTCTTATCGCCTCGATATCCTCATCCTCACGAATCGCGATCTGCGAGAAGCCCATCCCCGAAAGCCCTTGTTTTAGCGTTTCGTCAAAATCGATTACGTCAAGCGACTCCGGAGACAACTGTACGATAGTTCCGATGAGGTTTATCCCTTGCGAAATTCCCTGGCTTTCTAAATATTTCTTCTGCGCTTGTGCAAGCGGACCCATAAAATCAACTTTCATTTCCGCGCCGGAACCCATAAGAACCTGCGGTGGCTGTGGAAGCTTGCGTTGTTTTAAAACTATGTTGAATCCTCTCTGGACTATTTTTGTTAATGGGCTGTTTATATTTACTACAATGTCCGATAACGTTGCCGCTTTCTCCCCCTGTAGTTCCATGACATACGTCGCCGTTATATTTGAAGCGCGTTCCCTCATAAGCGCAAGAAAAAAATCAACTAAAAACCAGTCCTTTACACGGTCTTCTATTTCTTTTTTTGACTCTAATACTATTCCGAAATTTTCCCCTGTGTTGATAGGTTTTATCATCATTTCCGGTTTAGAATAATAGTTGTATCCATTCGGCACTACATTTTCGTTTTCTTTCATGTCTTCGGGTACATTCAAGGGAGGGTCTGCGGATTTCTGCGTTATTTTAAGCCCCGATTCGTCTATTATGTTTAAAGTTTTTATATCGCAAAGCGCGTTTATCGAAGGCGATTCACCGTAAGCGGATCCGTTATAACGATCCCAAATAAAAACAGCGTAAGGAAAATCATTATATCCGCTTTCCATGATTATGCTGTCTTCTGCGTTTTCTTCGTAATAAACGGACGCATAAGGCATTTCTTTCGACGACATGGATTTTTCTTCGTGCTCTTTCCTTTTATATACAGCGTGGATTATTGTTATTTTGTTGTACCAGTTTTTTGTTTCTTTAAATTCCAATTGATGCGTGTCAGACAGATTTTCCAACCCGAAAAACTCTACCGCGTTTTCCAAAGTCATTGCAAAACGCCGGAACACAGTGTCCACTTCATCGTATTCGTTTATCCCGAGATACACTTCCTGTGGATTTATAGTAGTAAACCGCAGACGCCCATCCGACATCTGCTCGTCAATCAACATGACCGCATGCCCGTAAGTAGCGGCAAATTCAATAAATTTTGATGCTTGCGAGTAAAGGTTGCTACGGTTAAACTCCGCATACAAAACATCTTCTACAGCTTCCAGCCAGTCCTTTACACCATAATTGTTAATCACGTTGTAATTCTCAAGCCCGAGTTTCATCCATGCGATGTTCGGCGATATCGAATAACCGGTCATGCCGGATTTTAATGTTTTTAAGTAATTGGTCGGCCTGCTTGTAAACCTCGGCGGCCGTTCCGGTTTTTTATTATTAGAATTATTCCAATCAAATAACGAAGACGCGACGTACCTTTGCACATCTTTCCAGTCGCTCTCATACAGTTGGCGTTCTTCTTTTAAAAACTCAAATCGGGCTTTCAATTTGTCAAGAAACTCCTTTTTACTTTTATCCATGATTCCTCCCTGTTAATTCCTTTGTTCAAAATACGCGTACGGATCGTAACTCTTGCCCTGTCTCTTAGTCCCGAAATTCCAGTTCCCGTTCTGCTTGCGCAGCCACTTAACAGGGCTGTGCGCGAAGTCGCTCATCATCGCGTACCGTGATTCGTCGTATATATGATCTTCCAATTTAGAATTGACGTCTTCCGGGTTGCTTTCATCCGGCGTAAGAACCGGTATCGTCCTTATAAAATCTACACAATGGTCAAACACCTGCAACATAGGTACCTGTTTTTCACCGCACAGCGTTTTTAATCTCTGATGGAATATTGATAAACCGTTTACCCGGTCCTTATTGGCTTGACTGCATTTAAAACCGGTTTTTTCTCCACCGGCTTTTTCAAAATATTCAATCTTCGAAGGTCCATCTTTATCCTTCGCCCACATCGATGTATCGGCTATCATTTCCGTAACGCCTTCAACTACCGCCATCTCCCAGCACTTAGCCGCAATTTCTGATGTAGACATCTTTACACCAACATCAACTTCGCCTTTCTCGCAGCCGTACCATTCACCGTAACGGACCATCCTGCCTTCGGAGTCCACGGCCCACTTGCCGAGAGAGAAGGGCTTACTGTATCCCCAGTCGAATGAATAAAACTTTTTCCATACTCCGGGCTCAAGTGCAAATGGTTTTATTACGTGCTTGTTTCTCCTAAACTCGTCAAATACTTGTCCCGCGAATATGTCCCAATCGCCATTCCTCATCGCACGGTAAAGGGCTGTAGGCAGCAGTTTCAGCCTGTTTTCATAATTAGGATCGTTTTTCATCAATGTGGGATTGTCTTCAAGCGTCGAAGGTATAAAACACCGCGTAATCGGGTACGATCCGGCTCCAGAAGATTCAACTGTATTATGAATTTTATACGGTTCGTAACCATCAACAAATCTTGTTTTTATCCACGCATGTCCCACACCGCCAGGGTTCCCGGACCCTCTCATATAGCACGGAACGCCGTGCGCACTACGGCAGCGGATTATCATGTAACGCCAGACATAATCGGTTGGATAATTACCAAGCTCGTCAAACCCTACCCACGTGTACTGATGTCCCTGATAACGCTGTACGTGCTTGTCCAGCTCCAAATATCTAAACTTTATTAGTGCGCCGTTCGGAAATAAATAATCGCGCCCTTTGTTTACAAGTTTTGCACCAAGCGGTAAATATATTTGCTGTGCGCGTAAATGCAGTTCTTCCAGCTCGTCGTATGTTCTTCTAAAAAGAATTCCTCTCCAGTGTTTTTTGTATTCATTTACTCCGGCATAGAAATCAAGAAGCAAAAAATCACTCTTTCCCCCGCCCGCAGCGCCGCCGAAAAATAATTCAAACGCAGCGCACTCAAGCGCAAGTGCCTGCTTGTAATGAGGTTCCCATAAAACCTGATTGACAATTCTATTGTCAAAACCTGTCGTATTTTGAGGGTTTTTAGCCAACTAAACCCTCCTCTTCGTTGTTTACATATTCAAAATCTGCATCTGCTTCTTGTGCTGTGCTTTCCTCTGGCGCTTCTTTCATCCTTAGCGCCTCTATATCTTTCTTACTTATCAATACGACAGGATTAATAATCGTATTGCTTTCCGGAGTACGTACCACACCCAGATAATTCGCAAGCATTTCAAGCGCTTTATACCTGTCCTTTAACTTTATTTCCTTCCCGTACTTTCCTTTCTTTATGCCTTCAATGCATATCGCTAAATCGCCCAACTCGTGCAGGCTACCTTCCTTGCCGTCCTCGTTCTTTGTCAGCAGTTCCCCGTATTTGTTTATTATGTCTGCGGGGTTGTAATACGCGAGTGTTTTAATATAATGCAGCAGCCTGTACTCATCTATCCTGTCTTCGTCGTCTTGTTTTACGCGTAGCAGCGTGTTAATGGCTGTTTTTATTTTGTCATTGCGCATCATCCTGGACGCGTTAGACTGTATCGATGAGTTGGCAAGTTCCTTCCCGGACCTTGTAAATGTTTTTACATATGCCGCAGTAGCGTTGAGAAAACATGTTTTATCTGTGCAGAAATTTATTACAAACTGGCGCTGTCGGCTGTTAAGACCTTCGTCCCATAATACTTCAGGTAATAAGCTTTGCTGGCCGTTCCGGTCCACAGTCCCCACCTCACGAATAATGCGATTGCTATTATTTGTGATAAGCGAGGTCTGCCGGGTTCCCGGCTGCTTATCTTATATTATTTATAAAGCTTATATGTTTTTTTGTCAATTAATATTAGTTTTTTTACTTTAATTCCCGCAGTCGCCGGAAAGCTGGACTTATGTGTTAAAATACTTTTTCTATAAGCTGTCTATTTTTTATTATATAAAAATAGTTTTCTACACAAAGTCCAGCTGTTCAGCTTTTTACTGCGGTAAATCTTTACGTTATAACGAGTTATATTAAGCTGGACTTGCGCTTTTAAGTCCGGCAGAGTCCAGCTGTCCAGCTTGTTTTTCCTTAACATTCTCCATTTTCTTAATATTTTTTCCGAATTCTTCGTTTCTTCCAAACCGAAAAAAGACGAAGCAGCGGAAAAAATTGCAGAAAAGCTGGACTCTCCACATAAGTCCAGCTTCTGAATGCTTGAGTTAATTTTATTACTTCTGATTACTCTGCGGTAACTGGAACGTTACCCGCCGCCCTTGTCAGGTAGTGGAGGATTCACAGGATATTTTAATTTTATATTTTCGTAATACCAAATGTTGCCCATACGCTTTTTCGTTACATGCCGCAGAAGGTGTTCGCTGAACTTGTTTTGCCCCATCACCTTGCGGACCTTCTCTTTGTCTTTCGCCCATCTCTCAAAATCATCGTACAAGTCCGACGTGCTCTCCATATTCCCCTTTACAGGCTCCGTCCGCTCTTTTACCCAGCGTCCTACAAGATCTTCGCTCTCCATGTACTCGTCGCTCGCCTCATCAATTACTTCGCACTTTGGAAACGCTCCCGGTCCTTCGCCTTTTTTAAAATACTCGTGCGCAAACCATATCAAATGTGACAGTATCTGCGGACCGTCTTTCTTAAGTAGTTTGCGGCACAGACCTGAATCATCCTCTTCCTTGCTCACAGTGTAATCAAATGGAACCATCCGAATGCGCCGGCGTATCGCCATGCCCGTGTCCTTCAACGTCAACTTCGGATTGCTCCCTACCGCTATCTTGCATACAGATTTAAAATCGACGTCCTTTAAATGTTTTCTCTTTGCGTTCATCGCGCCGCCATCGATTACAGTTTTAAGCTGATCCATGTTCAATCGCCCTTCAGGAGCGTCGATAAGCACCCCCAGGCGCTTGCCCGGTAAACATTGCAGATCAAATTGACTCTGGAACCGGTTCTCAATTACAACGTCCTTCGGCAGCGCTATCGCATAATCGCCGAATAAATCCTTCATAAGATTAAGAAGAACAGATTTTCCGTTCTTCCCCTGGCCGTGGAAATTGAGGAAGAAGGAAGCGCCGGTATCACCTGTAAGACTGTATCCGAAATAAAACATTAAAAACAACGCGAGATCAACTCTTCTGGTCCCGTCCTTGCTCGTTATTTTCGATAGAAACTTGTCAAAATCTTGCCCCATCCCCGGAAGTTCCCATTCGCCGTCCTTGTCCCTCTTCAATTCATTCGCTTTAAATAGCGTGCTCATGCTGAACATATCTTCAGGCTCGCAGCGGCGCGTCTGTCCCGTCCGTAAATTATAATAATCGCCCTTGCAATTCAACAGATCCGGATCCGCGTCAAACTTTTCCTGCTCAACCGCCACAACCGTGTCGCACTTCAAAATCTTTTTAACAGCGCCGATGCCGGCAGAGGAAAGTATATGTCTCGCAAACGCCACTTCGCCTTCTGCTGCGCGTGACGCGCTCTCCCATGCCAAATTTCCGAAATGCGTTATAACCCTCTGTACCGCTGCCTCCGCGTATTTCTCCGTCCACCTTCCTTCATCATCATTGTAAACAAGCCAGCCTATCTGCGGACAGAACCTTATCCAGCGGCCGCACGTCTCCACAATAGCATGCGTAAAGTGGACCTCGTTAATATCGTGATCAGTAAAAATATTAAAATCTTTCGGAATCTTATCGATTATAAAAGCAGCCATGCGCCCGGACTCCGTCTGTTCGCGTTTTTCGGACCGCCTCGTCTTCAATCCCGTGTCAATATAATAATCTTTAACCGCAGCCTTTCTCGCCATTTTTTACTTCTTAATCTCCAAAACCCTTTTTAATTTTTATCTCGCGTACCTGTTAAATAATAAATCCGCCAGCTTCGTGTCGGAAAAAATATAATCCTTCATGCTTGCAACTTCACGCAGATATATCTTCCCGCCGGCAATACCAAGCCCATTGATTTCTTCAAGCTTGCGCTCAAGCCAATTAATAACCTGCGTCTCTTGTTTTAGATATTTTTTATATAAACCTTCTGCCGCCGATCCCGGAAAGCCTTTAATAATATCAATAAGTTCATCGCCGTCTACAATGCAATTATCACGAAGTTCAGTGCCAAAAAAAGACACAGGTAGCGACGTTTCTTCAAAAACATATGTTCCGCCGTAATCCTGTAATTGATTATAAACTCCTTTCTTTATGCCTTGCCGCACTTTTTCGTATGCTTCCTGTTCGATTATCTTCTCACGTTCTGCAGAACTTAATAAATCAATCGTCTCAAGCGTCCGCCAAATTACTTTATGACGCGGATCTATAAAATTCCGCCAGCCAATTTTAAAATTCGCGACGTACCTGCAGCTGTCTCCAAGCCTGCCGGCATAATACAACACCATTCCAATAAACCTTTTTTCAATATCGATGCGGCCTTTTTTCGTTTTTCTTTTCTGCAAGAGCTTATTCCACTCATCTTTCTCCCACTGTTCTCTCGAAACAGCTTCTTCCCGCTCTAACATCTCGTCGTATATATCAGTGTCTGTTATCTGTTCATTGGAAAGGTTGTCGCTCATTCGTCGTCACCGTCCATATCGATATCCAAATCACCGTCAGGATCAAACGGACTGTTTTCCATAGCCGCCTCGATTTCTTCAGGCGTCGCGCAGTTACTGCATAAATCATCCTCTACCCAATAACAAGGACCTTCGTTAGGATCAATGCACGGAGTGAAATGAGTACATCCGCATTTACGGCAGCGCTGCTCATCGTCTTTCTTTTTGATCGCTTTCGCTTTCTTGCCTTTTTTCTTTGCAGGTTTATTCCCGCCGGAAGCCTCTTTTGGAGTATCTCCCCCATGGGACGCAGCGGCTTTTTTGTCCGCTTTTATCAACTCGCTTTTCTTTTTGTCACCAAGTATTTTATTTGCCACTTCCTTTGCAACTTCCAGATAAAACTTTTTGTATTCTTCTCTGTTCATACCTGCGTATTTCAGAAATAAGTTGTTATCAATATTTGCTCTTTTATCAAAACAATCTTTGCCCGGTACTGTCCTTCTGAACTCATCGTTAAATATTAAATAAAAATGGAATAATTTCTGCACGTTCTTCGGGATAGAAGCAAGTATCTCAACAACAGGATCCGCAACAAGTTCCTTATACATTTCTTTTTGCTCTTTATTAAATTCTTTTTCAATCAGCGAGCCTGACATATATATATCTTCATTGATTAATTCCAGGAATATCGACATGTAATTTACCTGCATTATACCGCTCGTTTCTGTGCTTTCCTCCAGTGCCACATTCCTTGATATAATGCGTCTGTATATTTCATCTTCGATTTCGCCTTCAAATCTACCGGCGAACTGGCATTTTTTGTTTATAGTCTCGGCAATTTCCAGCGGCTGTGTTCCGCGATCTTCCGCAACAGCAGCCAGTATTTCTTTGCCGTATTTTTCTATCAGCATGGCTTCGTTTGTTTTACCTGTGCCGTTTCCGCCATCTTCCCCGGCAGCTGGTTTTTCCCTCGCCGGCATTTTAATTCTTTCACTGTATCCAATGCGCCGTACAGACAATACGCCTTTATAATCCGTTTTAATTTCCCAGCAGGCGTCTTTCTTCCGGTTCGTTTCGCCTGAAAAATCATAATCCTTTCTTTTCATAACAGCATACTTGCTGCATCCGGGAAACATCACAAACGATGCCTTTTCATAAATCTGCTTCGGAACACCATCGGAAAAATATATTTTATCGTCAGTCAGTACGCCGGCTTCAGTGAGCTGTATCGTCTGTGTTTCAAGTTCCTTTGCTATCATCGCCTGCCATTTTGAAAGATAACATTCACTGTAAAGACAAACGTCGCTTAAATAATCATACTCTTCAAACAATTCGTTGCCTTTGTTGTGGGTACGTTTTTCACAGTTCTCGCATTGCATACACTCATAAATTCTAAACTTTTGTTTTTGAAAAATAAATGTTGTTATGTCGTTACAATGAATCTTTGTATTATCACCCATGTCGGCAATAGATTTGTGCTGCTCGTAAAACTCCGTCTGATCATCCTGCGGAAGTTCCGCAAGCAAGGCAGCATCCGCAATATCAAACCTGCCGTCCCGGAATAAATCCTTTAACTCCGCTATAAGCCCGCAGAGCCGCAGCCGCTTGTATATCGCCGCAGGACTTCGCGCATAATATTGCGCAATTTCATTTACATTCATCCCTTTATCCGCGCGGCTTTTAAAAAGTAGCGCTTCGTCAAGCGGATGCATCTCCTGGCGGTTGACGTTTTCCGTCAGAGCAATTTCATCATCATCGCGCGGATCATCTTCAGGATAAACAAGGCAGTACTCCTCTTTCTTACCCAGGGACAACGCCGCCTCCAATCGCCTTCGCCCGGCAATCACAAGATAATCCTTTCCCTCACACCGCAGCAATGGCGGCTGAATAATCCCGACCTTTTCAATACTGCTTTTCAGCTGCTCGAAACCGTCTTCCTTCGTGTACCTTCTGTTGCTCTCAATTATAATCTTCTCAAGCGGTACCAACTTTAAAACAACTGCCGATTCTTTACTCATTTCCGTTCTCCTTGTTTGTTTTTACGACGTGCTAACGACGCCGCTTTTCTCCGCTCGTGGCGGTTTAATGATTGCCCTGTCCTTGTATCTTCCCTGTGATTAGGGTTCGCATCATTCAGCATTTTTACTAATTCCAAATTGTCAGCTTTTCTGTCATTCATTTTCATTCTCCTGATTTATTTTAGTCCCAGACATACGTCCAAGAATTCTCGTTCTGCCTAAATTAATAGATAATTTGCAATTTGCTACATATAAGATGATTAATAATTTTCTAAATATTTTTTTCATTTTAAAATCTCCAATACATAAATTAGATAACAGGTTATAAAACCAGAAACCCATACGGCTAAATATCCCAGAGCGTTTTTCATATTTAATAATCCTCCTCAAATAATTCTTTCGTGGCTTTATAATTCATCCACAATATTTCATCGCGGCGATTTTTATTTTCGTCATACGCCGATATCGATGTCTTATTAAAATTCTTTAAATGCGTTTCGTATATTTCGTTCTCATACCCGGATAATATAATCATCGCTTTTGAATTATTTATTAATTCGCATAACCTGATATGATCTTCATCCGACATCTCATGCGAATAGTATTTCTTATTTTTCCTTGTGCTAAACACATAAGGCGGATCCAAATACATTAAAACATTCTCTCGATTATATTTTTCTATCAGAATAAAAGCGTCGCGGTTTTCTATTTGCACAATGTTACCCGGCTTGGGCTTCAGTCTATAAGCCGCCTGTCGTATCAGTTCCGGCAGTTTAATAAATGTATCAATGCCGAAATTATCCGATTTTATATTATGCCGCCATCCTGTTTTACTGTTATTATTTGCGCCGATAGAACAATAGCACATAATTAAAAAGCGACGTGCGTTTTCAAGATTCGATTCAGTTTTCTCATAGGATTCACTATATTCCTGTCGGCTCCATGGAGTATTCTCAATTAAGTAAGCAAGCGCTTCGCCTTTTTCTCTTATCTGAAAAAATAAATTATATACATCACCGCTTAAATCGTT